TAGCCTTGGCTTCTTGAGATGGGTTCATGGGTGGAAGAAGAATAGATTTCATTTTGGAGCCTCCATAGATTTGAGATTCAAGGGGTTGAAGCCCCTTGTTGATTACCAGGTTGATCACCTGCTGGTTTATCTTCCTGGGCAGGTTCCTTACCAGGTAACAAAACAGGTTGGATTGGATCTGCTTTGACTTCGGCGATGATCTTGTCCAGCACTTTATCATCGACGGTCTCACCGGCGAATTTGAGCACCATGTCGGTGGCCAGCCGGTGGAGGGTGGGGGACTTGCCAAGCAGGGTATTCTGGAGCATGGCAAAACCTTCAGCTAACTTGTTGGCACCATCGGCGAGCTGGGCATTGTCACGCAGGGTAACATCAGGGGCTTCACAATTGAAGAGAGCACTATAGACTGTCTCAGTGGGGGCCGGCTGAGCACCGATCTCAACTGCCCGCAGGAAGGCGTGGTACAAAATATCCTCGAGCAGCCAGACAAAATACTCCTGTCTTTTTATCAGGAACTTTTCTGGCGGGGCTTGCATGGCTTCGGCGGTGGCGACATTGACTTCTCCACCTTCACCACGCCAATGGGGAGGGAAGCCAGAACCGGCATCGATAAGCTGACGCACGGCTTTCATATCGAAGCCAGCATCAGCACCACGCAAGTTGGGGCTGACAGTTTCCCATGTTTCGCTCTCGTCTTTGACGACGATGGACCCGCTCTCGGGTGCGCTGCCGTACTGGGTGGACTTACTCTCGACCTTGTTACTTGGGACCGTAACCAGATACAAGAAGGCTCGAGCGGCCCAATGAAGCCTGACACGGTCCTCGAGCATGCGGCTGTAACGGAGCAACCATGGGATGATCGTGGTCAGGTCACTCTCACCCATCAAGGCCCCGATTGGTCTATTTACGCTATAGTGCAGCATGACGGCGTCTAACATGCCGGCCTCGGGATGGTCGGGAGATAGCCAGCGCCTGGGTTGGATCTCGCCGGCAGGAGGGTTTTCCCAGTAGACCAGCTCAGTCTCCCAGTCGTTACCGGCGGTCTCAATCTTTTGGATTTGATCTTTGGTAACAAAGCGAATGTACGACATGCCGTCGAGCTGGTTACGAAATAGGAGCACAAACAGATCTCCGGAGCGGCTAAGCTCTTCGACCATTGGCACAAGGCGAAGGTCCATCTGGTTCTTGCGGTGGGTCCAAAAGGCCTTGATGAAATTATCGAGAGCTGCGTCAATGCTGGTGAAAGAGATACCGGTGCCCACCACGTAGTTGACGGTGGTGTTGATCACCCGCCAGGCCATGGGGTTCTTACGCCAGGCGGTGAGGGCATCGGTGTATAGTTCCTGGATCTCGGACCAGGAGCGATCATGCTTGCGCCCGCTGATGGTCTGCCAGTGATCATCTGACGAAAGATCTGGCTGAATATTGAAATGTTCTTTGCCCCCTCCAGCCTCCCCCATTTTCAAAAGGCGAAAATTGGGGAGGAGATTTAATAAGAATGATGGGGATTTTATATTTGGGTATGTCTTCTTGGTATTCATTTGATCACCTCCATATAGCGATATCCGCCTCGTTCGACCGCGGTCCAGCCCCGTGCGTGCCTCACCCACACATCGAAGCCTCCTACCTCTTCCACCTCCACCATCTCACCCTTCTCCAGTTTTCCGGTGATCCTCGCCTTCATATCGGGCGATTGCCTGATGTTTAACCCGTCAAATAGTGAGCGTAGCGAAGGAAGCAAGTGCAGCCTGATGCTACCTTCCTCGGGCTGGCGTGCTTCCGCTACGGTGGAATTTCCGAACCAGGCTTTGCACTCCTCGGCATTGCCATTGAACCAATTACCATCTGCAGCTGAGTTACAACCTGGAAAAAACCAGTAATCTGTAAACTGCCAGATACGCCACGTCGTCCAGCCGATGGGGAGCAAAGGTGAATGTGCCAGGGTGTAGTGAGCGACGAGAAGGTCATATTCTTTGGACCAGGCAGACTTGGGATGGATGAATTCATTCCAATAGCCAGCCGAGGTATAAATAGCTGGCTTAATGGCGGTGAGCTGCTGAACACGCTCAAGGAACAGCTGTAATTTTGATGTGATTCCTTCTAACCGTTCAGGTTCTTCAAGGTCAACAATATACCTGCCGTAGCCTTTACCTGCAGTTCGGATGAAATGATCAGCCTGTGCAATCGGGTCGAGCAATGGCTGGTAATAGTGATAGGGGGCATGTGCCAAGCCTGCTGCATTGCATCCCTGCCGGTTGCTGGCAAATTGATCATCCACGAATCTCACCCCATCCGTGCATTTGTAGTAGGCGAAGCCGATAGTGGGGGCAGCCAGCTTCCAGTCTATGCTGCCTTCCCAATGAGATACATCCACACCCAACGTACGCATTTGTTTTTCCTTTCGTATAGTTGTCACTGATAATTGCCATCGAGGAGCGGTTTATGCTGCTCGAAGCCATCTTCTCGCACCATGCTGGCACTTGATCATCTGTGTCTTCCTATCCACTTTGTTGATAAGTTCTCTTTTCTCTTAGGCTAAAAGCTGATCGCTAACCATTCAATGCTTGCCCTTAAAACCTCATCCCTTCCAAGATATCCTTCTGATGGACGATCAAACTATCACCCACCCCCCACGACTCATGATCCAGCGCGCTGATCAATGCAGCCGACACGACGTAATCGTCGTGCACCAGCTCCCCACTACTCACATCACGCCTGCCGTCTGGCACCCCCCAGCGCATCAGCTTCCCCGGTCCATCCAGGATGCTATACTGGCAGTGCTCCAGCTGGCGATTCATTTCCTCATCCATCGGGCTGAACTCCTTGTACCGTCCACTTTCGATGGTGGTGATGAAATCCCATCCCAGGTCACTCTTGCTGACCTGGCTGAATTCGAACGGGATGAGGCGTGATCCCAGCCTGTCCATCAAAAAGCTGGCTAACCCAGCGCCTACGCCGGTCGCATCGATAATCACCTTGACCGGCGACCACTGGTCAGCCAGCCCAAGGATTACGCCATATAGCTGGGAGTGTTTCACCCCCTGCCATACATACCGGTTCACCACCCGGTAGGTGGGCTTGCGGATTAACGGGTCATTCACGCAGCTGCTATCCACCTCGAAAATGGTCAGCACGGTGCTGTCACGTGAAGGGTTGGCAAGCAAGGGCACTTCTCGACTAGCTCCAACATCGATAGCAGCCTCGTCCTGCCCTGCCACATCGATCGTAAAAGCGTAAGCTCGTCCGGGTGTGGGTTGGTTCTGAGCGGGATGCGCCCCCATCATCAGCATGCGCCGGCTCAGCGAGAACATGCCTCCCTCACTGTCAATCTCCTCGCTGAAATACTGCGTGCGTACCAGCGGGTTATTGCGGCCCAACCTGGCGATCTGCTCATCCACGAACTTCCGGTAGGCCGGAACCTCTTTGCCAACTTGATCAGCGGTGAGGACCCAGGTGCGCTGGATGCCATCTGCTTGCTCTGCCAGGCGAGCAGCAAGCAGCTCACGTGCCAGCAGCGTGCGCGAGGTCCAGGCAGTGCCCCAGAACACACGGGTGGCATTGGTCGAGGCTGCCATGGGGGCGATTTCCTTATCCCATTTGGAGATCTCCACCTCCTGGGCTTCGTCACATTCGAGCAGCAGGTTGGCAGTGGCACCGACGATGTTAGCAGTGGGGGAACCAGAAAGGAAGTGGAGGCTGGCAGAACCAATCTGGAAAACGTAACCGGATTTTTTAATCCAACGGGATCTAGTGAGAATACTCCTGGACAAGATTTGCTCGAGACGCCAGATGGCATTCTGTGATTGGGGCTGGATGGTGGGTGAGATTTTCACCATACTGGCGCGGGTGAGACTATACAAGGTGAGGAGAAAGGCTTCGATTTGGGCCTGGAGCTCATTTTTACCGGACTGGCGGGGGAAGACAACCACAAAGGAAAGCCCATATCTACCAATAACGGAAGCAGTGATCGATAGGGCGACTGCAAGCTGGTAGGTGCGCAGGTGGAGGTCACCTAGCTCGGTAAAAAGCGAGACCTCGGTCAGGACTCGCGGGAGGTTGGGAAAATCGTCTTCCATTATGTTCAATTGTTCAGGCGGGCTGGCGGCAAGCATTAATCCTGGTCGAGACCCCACTCACGGGTAATTTGCTGAAGAGCGAGATCGACCGCATGATCGAAGTAGCGGATGGAGGGGCAAGTGCCATTCTCGGGGCAGGTGAGACAGCGACGGGTGGAGCGGGAGAGATGGCGTAGGGCTCTGCGCAGATTGTGGGCTTTATCCAGCACACTTTTAGCTTCCAGCAGGATGGGGCAGGAGGGCCTGGGATCATCCGGAAGGATGAGGCTTGGGAGAGTGAAAGATGGATCGTTCGTGGAAGGGGTCATGGGGTGTGATTGTCTCCGGGTTGAATGGATGAAAGATTTGGCAAAGGCAGGTAAAAAGGATTGGAACCTAATTGGAACGAAACGGAACGAAGATAGTTTCAGGGGGTTGGCAAGCGGGGCAACTGGATAGCAAAATTTGGTGGGGCGTCAAGCTGGTCCAGCTTGAGATCCCTGGTGAGCTGTACGAGAGCCATATGAAGGTCGGAAGCATCGGAATTCCCATCCGATTGGAGGTACTGGCTGGTTTTAACCAGACGAGTGATAGTGATGGAAGCCAGGCAAAGGATGCGCAGGATATTGGCAACCTGGGAAATATCAGCGGATGGATTGTCGAGCTCGATCAGACGGCGAGCATACAAACGGATGATGGCGATCTCTTCCATCAGACCGTGGTAATCGGTGGATTCGAGATCCGCCAGGTCGGTTTGGTTGAAGCGGCGAGTGTAGAAACCGTGTTTGAGGGCGTTGATATTGCCGGGCTGACCGCTGCGGTGACGTTTGGGTGAGGGGGTAGGATCTGGCATCGAAAGACCTCGGATTGAATTCATGGTCTGATGAGGCTGCGGATAAGCTCAATCAGCGAGAGCATCCCCCCGCCGACTGCCAGGCTGACCAGCAGCTTGAACTGGGTGGCACTCTCGGTGAGCTC